GCAATGCTGGTTGAGTTGAGTTTGCGTTTAGATAATCTGCTTCATCCAAGATTACTACTTTCTTGGCATCAGTCAGTGAGATTGTGGATGCGAATCCTTTAATCTTAGTACGGAGTGTATCAATACCAGATTCTTCAGATCCGTTAATCATCATATACTCTGCACCAATCTCGTTACAGAGTGCTTTGGCTACGGTAGTTTTACCTACACCTGCAGTTCCAGTGAACAAAAAGTTAGGTAGTTCACCTTGTGCGATATATTCCTTGAATGTCTTCTTCAGAGATTCAGGCAATACACATTCATCAATCTTTTGTGGACGATACTTTTCAACCCACAAAAACATTTCATTACGACTATCAATCATATACATCTCCACATAACAAAGAATAGAGAGGGATTATACCCTCTCTGTGTTTAGAATTCAAATGTAGAATCAGCTTCTACTGCGACATAGTAAACCAAGTCGCTTGTGGGAGATTTGAAACGAGAGATTTTCTTACTTGAGATTGACACTTCATAATCTCCAGGAAGCATCTTTAGATTTTCTACCTTGAGATTGACTTTGAATTTCTTGTCAGTTGCACCAACTGCTTCGCTGAAAGAGTTTCCAGTTGCGTTCTTCTTATCACCAACAACGATAGTGATTGATGAACCATCACCAACGATAGACACATCAGGACTACGCAGTACAGATGCAGTCTTATGAATCATCGTAAGTTTATCAGTACTAATGTTGAAGTTAATCTCTGCGTCAGGGAATGTGATAGACTTCTGTGGTGCTGTAAGAACAGATGCATCAGCAGCAAAGAATTTAATGTTCATGTTACCTTGTTTGATCGAAACATATTTGTCTTGGAAGACAAGTTCTGGATCGTCAAACAAAGACATCGCTCCAAGGAATTCATTCAAATCATAAATGCCAAAATCAGGGAATGATTCTGTGACAGTGGCGTCTGCCATCACGTTCTTCTGACCAGAAATGGTCGCTAGTTTATTACCATTCTTAAGAAGAAGATTGCTATTAATACCTGCAAAATTCTTAAAAAGGGCAACAGTTTCTTTACTAAGTTTCATTTATTTTCTCCATTCAAATGATTACATTACTATGTATAAAACATTATACCTCAGAATGAGGTGTATGACAAATTTATTTTGAATACTTCACATCGTGTTCGTATAAGAACATAAGGCAACACATTGCATGTGCCAAGTGATTCTTACCAGACTCGGGATCGTCTTGCTCTCCCTCTTTCCATGCCCACAGATGTCTTTGCATTGCATCAAAATATCTTCGTTTAGAATCTGGAACATGTTTCCAATTATCTGGTTCGTATTTCTCTGCACCAAATGTTAGAATTTCTACAGTTGCTTTTAATGCAAGTGGTGGCAGTAAACCATATTGAAGTTTACCACCATCAAATTTTCGACCACCTGTAGTGGCATTCTGGGATTTTTTAACTTCGTCTTTAGTTACCATAATTTCTCCACTACAAAAAGAATTAGTACTGGTTTTTCTTTATAGTCTGTAACCAGTAAAAATAGACTGCATCGGTTTATCGCTCTTTAGTTTAAAGTCTGCTCAGCGAAAGGACGCAACATCCTGTAGAGATACGACTCAGATTACGCTGTACGAGTAAATACAGTAGATCCTGCAACACGATTTGCGATAGCAACCATTGCACGAGTAGGACGACCGATACGATACTTAACTACCTCAGTACCATTCACGACTGCTGGATTAGAATAAACGCAGTAGCCTTGTTCACGCAAATTGCGAATAGTGCTAGCAGGATGAGCAATACCAAAAGAAGATTTGATCTGCTTTGCTGTGAAACTCTTACCCTTTTGTAGATGAGTTAAAAGAAGTTCTTGTTTGGACATTATATAATATCTCCATAATAAACAGCCATCAAATGAAAAGAATCGCAGGGGACGATGGCAATATCCCCTGCGATTATAAAAGTCTATTGTTTAGACTTCAATACCGTTTTCTTTCAGAATCTGATTGAAGTCTTCTACATCTTCGTCAACCTCTACAGATTCATTGATAATTTTTTGCAGACGAGAAGTCTCAATGGCTTCTTGTTTATCTGCAACTACATCTTGTTTCTTGACTTTTACAGTCTTGGCTTTCTGAAGTTTGGTAACTTTAGCCTTAGCCTTAGCGACTTTCGGAGTCTGCTTTTCAGAAAGTTCTTTCTGGTATGCAGTCATGTCTGCATCAGTCGGCAGAGGGAGTTGATACACACCACGCTCGACTTTGTTCTTGTTAAACAACCAGTTCGGATAACCAATCTTCTCACCTTTAGCACCAGTGCGTGAATCACGCAAAGTGTAATAGATTGCAGCACACTCTTTGAGAGTGATGCGACCATCTTTCTTGTACTGCTTGTTTTGTTCAAGAACAGCGACAACGAAACGCTTTTGTGACAGGGATAGGTTTGCAAATTTCAACATAATAAAGTTCCTTTTTCAAAGTTTGAGAAATAATTATACTACAAGTGCAATTAAAAGACAAGTTCTTTTTGTAATAACCCTACAATCAGAAGGGGATTTCATCCGACTCTGGTTTCTTGGGTTCTTCTGCAACGACCACAGGTTCAGGCTGTGGGTTTGCAACTTTATCGAACAAGTCAATAAATGCAGTCTTTGTTGCAGCATCGAAACGATTGCAACAGAGTTGCACTGCCTTCATACGATCTTTGAAAATCGCAAAGGCACGAACAATGTGAATCATACGACGAGTTGTAATCGTTTCATCCACACCACCATCCTCGAAAGTGCGACGGATTGCGTCAGCCCACTTCACGAGTGTCTCTGCAAATTCCTCATCAACACAGTTGTAGGTTTGCATGAGATTCTTTACAATCTTAACTTCTACCTTAGCAGCAGGGTATTCCTGTTCGAAGGTAACAGCGAATCGCTCCAAGAATGCTTCGTTCAGAATGTTCGTACCAATATAACGACCATCGTCTGAACCCTTACCCTTAGTATTCGCAGTCGCAAGAACATTGAATCCAGGTGCTGGAACAATCATCTCATTGTTGAGTTTGAAGTAATAAGGTTTACCCTCAAGAATTGGTTGCAAGCACAACAGAGTGTTGGCTGAACCAGCATCGATCTCGTCAAGCAGTAGCGTAGTTCCATTGCGCATAGCAATAAGAACTGGACCTTCTACAACTTTAACATTACCATCTTCGAGAGTCTTCGAGCCGATGAGTTGTTCTTCATCAGTCATCATGTTAAGGTTAACACGAATGAGTGGCTTCTTGTGTTTGGCACAAATCTGTTCAACCATCGTGGACTTGCCATTGCCAGTTGGACCAGAGATGTATGCAGGATAAAAGATTCCAGACTTGATAATATTCTCCAAGTCAGTGTAATTACCGAATGGCACAAAGTTCGGATCTTTTACAGGGATGAGTGCTTTAGTGTTGGTGTAGTCCACCACGAATGATTCTTGTTTCACAGGTTCAGTTTTCAAAGCAGTGTTACCAACAGTAGCTGCACGATTAGTGCCACCCTCAATAGCATATAATCCACGACCAACTTTTTCTTTCATAAGCCACAGAGGATACTTCTCAGTCTTAAGTTTAGACATAACATCAATCAACTGAGGACGACTAACTGTTCCCTTAGTTTGCACATCAGGATACATTTCAAAGAGTTTAATCTCAAACTCACGTCGGAAAATTTCATCAACTTTTGCCATCACAAATCTCCATAATCAAAGTTACAAACATTATTATGCCCTAATTCAAAATAAAAGGCAAGCATTTTCTGCAATAACCCTACGACCAGTAGGGTCTTTGCAAACCCTTATGCTACAAGGGTTACGAACCGATTCAACAAGACTCGGCTAGTCTTTTTCACATTCATAAACTTGCCGAAGTTCTTTGCAATAACCTTAGCGTTTGCATCTGCTGCGACATCCAACTCACCTTCTTGAATCACTGTCGATGATTGAGGAATCAAGAACAACTCATCACGACCAGTGTTTGCAATCGAAGTGAATCCATTGGCACGAAAGTCTTTGCGCCATCCTTCAATCACACCAATGTAGTCACCTTGAAAATCAGGAAGACTTGCGTGTAAGAATTGACGCAGATCACCTTTATGATTTCGACAGATGTGAAACCCAACAAGTGAAACATTATAGCGATCCTTAATCATACGCAGAATCGTATTTGTCTGACTACAAGAATCACGACTTATCTGATAAGTCTTTTGAGTGATCTCATCTCGAATCAGATTCTTGACCTTGACACGTCGATATTGACCATTCACAACTTCATTGCGATCAGTGTCAAGATATCCTCTTGAATACGAACCAAGTGCACCACCCTCACCATCTGTCAGAGTGATAAATGTCATCTTCTCAATTGAGTTGTGTTTGATATAATCACCGAGATGATGGTATGCCCAAACAAGTCCCTCATTAAGTGGAGTGCCACCAGTGGTGTAACCATCATTCCAAAGAAAACGATGATCCAGCACACGTTTAGCCATAGAGTTAAACTCACTGGTAGTCATCTTATTAGAGAACAATTCCATTAGATGGAAAGAATCAGTACAACGAATCAAATCCTCTTGTGCTTGTTTTGCAGCCTGCCGTTCATTGCGTTCTTCGATATACTTTTTGTACTCTTCCATGGCTGTATGATAACGACCACGCTCTATGTTATCTTGATATGAACTAGTAAATGCAAGCACACGATAAGGCACTTGAATGCGATTGCAGAACATAGCAAGGTTGATAACCTGTTTCAATGTATCATGCAATACATCATTCATTGAGCCAGACCAGTCAACAAGCATAATCATACCATGATTCTTACCTTGTGGAATAGTAGTAACACGTTTGAACAAATCATCTTTGAGTTTGTAAGCATAGACTTTACGCATATCTAAAGAACCGATCTTGGAAACCTGTGCACGTTTGTACAGCGTAGCAGACTTCTTCATCTCGAATTCTTTGACGAGATAATTCACAGTACGTGCAGACTCTGTCTTAAAGGCAGAAAACTTATCAATATTATTTTTAAAGTATTCTGCTTTTTCTTCTTCAGACATGTAGCGAGTTATGCGATCGTAATATTCATTACTAGTTTCAGCATTCCACTGCTCAGGTGTACGAGTCTCACTGAGAATCTTTTTGTAGCCAATCACTGGATTGGTATCATAATCCTTATCAAATCTCCAGTACTTGTACATGGTGTTTTCATCAGCAAGTTCTTCGAGTTTGTTACGGAAAACACGCTCTGTTTGAGATTCAAGATCATTCTCATCGTCATGACTGCGTTCATCGTTTTGTTGCTTAGGTGCTTTGTTCATGCGTGGATCGAGATCTGTGTCTTCATCTTCATCAGAATCCCAGTCGCCATCCATATCAATATCAAAGTCATCATAGATAGGATCTTCTTCCTCATCATCCTCAACATCTTGAGGATTCTCCTGCTTCATGCGTTCTTTACGCTCTTCTGCTTTTTGTTTGGAAAAAGTGTAGATGTCTTGTGCGAGTTGAATCACATCATCGATTGTTTCAGTACGCTCTGCACGATTCACGAATTCCTTTTCGTCAGCGTCAAACTTAACACCACATTGGAATCCAGCTTTGAAATATAAATTGATTTTGTCGATCAGCAACAGACTGTCTAGATTCGGCACTTGTTTAATGCCAAAGAAGTCACGATCGTTGAGTTGTTTGTATCCCTCATTCATGCGTTTGCGCAATCCTGGATACTTACGTTTGATTAGTTTTTCGATACGAACATCTTCAATGATGTTCAGATAACCCATCATCTTATGGTTTTCTTGAATAGGTTGCATGTACTCTTCACCAGTGTAAAGAGCATGACCGACTTCGTGACCAACAAGCATATCTTCAATTTCAGGGGTCATGTCTTTCCACATCGGAAGAGTCAATACACGACTCTTGATGTCAAAAGATGCAGTGCGAGTTCTGGCACGAATCACCGAAAGGTTTTCGGTAGCCAGCAGTCTTGCGGAGAGATCACTTGCTTTCATTTCCATTATTTATTCTCCAAATGCCAATTCAAGTTCATGTCGTGTGAGTAGCGTTTCAATCTCAACACGATTCGCTAATTTTAGCGGAAGTATTCCTGCAATGACAAGAACATCTTCGTATCCATAGTCAGCACACAGGCATGCCAATTCAAAGTCATCAAAACCAGCCCATTGATTTTCCATAACAATCTCCATAATTTATACGTAATTATTCCCTAAAAAAGAATAAAAGACAAGCACTTTTTGGAGGGCTGAAAACCCTGTGGAGATCAGGGGTTGGAGGTAAGTGACTACTTACGGAGCAGAAATTACACTGAAATCATTGCGTTTTTCAAACTTGATGACCGATCTAAACTTATCAAACAGCTGGTCGCCTTTGTGAGAAATAACGAAGATGTTGGAGTTTTCACCAAATGAGTTCATCAATGTAAGAAAGTAATCTGTTCCTGCTGTGTCAAGAGAAGAGTCAAAGATCTCATCAAGGATGAGTAGGTTTGTATTGACAGAGTTTTTCATTTTTGCAATCTGTCTCCATGTGAATAGAATTGCAAGGTCGATACGCATCTTCTCACCTTCAGAGAAACTAGCATAGGTAAAGTCATCACGATGACGAGATTTTACAATCTCATTAAATGCCTCATCAAGTTCAAAGTGGATATAAGCATCCATCGAATTTAAATACTTGTTGATAAGTTTATTCATTACAGGAAGATACTCACGAATGATAGCAGTCTTAATACCAGTATCTTTCAGAAGAATGGATGCGACCTCTTCAAGATTTCGAGTTTCTTGTAGAGAATTCTTCGTAGTAATCTTATCAAGGGCATCCTTGGCAAGCTGTTTCAACTTAGCCTTTTCTTCATCAAGATTCGTAGTGTCTGCTCTGTTCGTTTCAATTTCAGTTTCGAGATCTTTGATCTGTTTATTCAGTAATGTGACTGTTGAGTTCTTTGTAGACAGATCGATGTTCTTTGTAGTAATCTCATCAATGATGGTATTAATGTCTTCTAACTTTGTAGTCAGCGTGGTTAATGCACCTTGAAGATCTGAAATCTTTTTATTGTTCTCCTGCATCTTGTTGTGCAAGTCATGAATAATCTTTTGTTTATGATCTTCTGGGATATCCTGTGAGCAAGATGGACACACATCATGTTCAGTAAAGAACTCTGCATTATGCTCACACGTTTCTACCTTTTCATCAAGTTTAGTTTTTAGCTGTTTGGCTTTCTCAATGTCTTCAGATAGTTTTTCCTTACCAGCGATGCGTGCTTTAAGTGTAGTGATCTCCGCCACGATGTTGTCGATCTCGCTCTGCGTAGTAGAAATCTGAGCATTGTTAGCATCAATTTTTGTTTGAACTGCCTTGATGCTTTCAGCTTTTGCATTGGAGATAGTTTGGATAAGAGTCTGTTGCGATTCGACTTTGTCTTTTGCACTTTTGATCTCATTCTCAATTCTAATAATTTCATCTTTTGTCTCCTGTGCCTTTTCTTTCAGCAACTGATTCATTGTAGAGAAAATACGAATATCAAGAATATCTTCAATCACTTCCCTACGTTGTCCTGGAGGGAGTTGCATGAATGGGACAAACGAAGCACTACCAAGAATCACAACTTGTGTAAATGTTTTATAGTTGAGTTTGAGAATCTGCTGTTCAAGAATCTTTTGATAGTCTCTTGATGCAGCATCTTGATTAAGAAGTTCACCATTCTGCCAGATCTCAAAGATGTTTGGCTTTATTCCACGGATGATTTTATACTCTTTTGATCCGATAGAAAATTCAATTTCAACTATACACTTCTTACCATTGATACTATTGATAAGCTGATTCTTATTGATATTACGAAAGGGTTTACCAAATAACGAAAAGCACAATGCATCTAAGATTGTGCTCTTACCTTCACCATTCTTACCAATGATAAGAGTTGTTGGTGATTTGTTTAGTAATACTTTGTTCGGTGAGTTGCCAGTTGAAAGAAAGTTTTTCCAACATACAGAGCGGAAATTTATCACGAATTACTTACCTTTACTAATGTTTTCTTTCCATGGAAGCATCTGTAAATTTTCTTTACGAGCAACTTCTTCTGGAAGAAGGTTGTTATCAAATCCATATCTGATGGAAACAATGTGATCTAAATGATAGACACCATGCTCACCAGCTAACCCTCTTGGATAGTTATTAGGGTTTATTTCATTCTTAAATTGTTCATAGATTTTCTTGGACAATCTATGAACCCTATTACAATATCTTTTATATTCTGGAGTGGTATCTTTTCTTAAAGTGTTTCTATACTCGTCAGACTGCATATAAGACTTATCAATATTTTTAGAACCACAACTCTGAGAACAATATCGTTTAATATCAGAGGGGTTTACTATAAAGTAATTCCCACAATATAAACAAGATCGCTCTTCTTGTTTTATCTGCCATGGTCTAGGTTTTCCTTTTTTACTACCTATAGTTATTTTAACACCGAGAGTTTTCCTCCATCGATGTATAGTAGCCACACCAAACCCAAACAATTCAGCTAATTCTAATGCAGTTTTAGATGGGTCTTTTAATAAAGATATCTGATCTATAGTAAGTTTATCAAATTTCATAAATCCTCCTATTTTTATTTAGGAGTTTTCATTTCTCTAAAGAGAGGTTTTAAAAACAATCATTTAATACCAGCTTCCGTCTGGGGTGGAGCATGTGGTTCAGCATCAGAGTAGCGATACTCATAGATTGGTTTCTCTGGTACAGTGTATGGGAATACCACAGATACTCTTGAGAGAGAGTTGGTATAATAAGACTTGTATGTTTTAAAACCTGGATAACCTTCTTCGTCTTCATCTAGTGGTCTTCTATTCCACTCCCAGAATACCTTACCATTAATATCATAGCAGTTTCCATCGTAGTCTTTGAATACATGGGATGCTCGTCTGTTCTGAAAACAGTGTCCAGTATCGCTCCACTCCCAGTCTTCACCAGACAATGGAGCAATTGGTTTAAATTTTGCAAGGCGAGTGAATAGATTTAGCGCATATGGAGCAGATGAACCAGAGTGTCCTTCTTCTGCAAAGATATCTAGCAGCTTCATAATATGGGCGCAAATTGCTCCTTGCATCTCGTCTTTATATCCGCTGTCATCGATCCAACCTGCAGCTTTAAATTCTGTTAATGCGTGTTTGTGTAAATTACTCATTCAGCCTTCCATTTCATACCCATAGACTTATAAATGAACTTCATTATAATATTGGGTTTCTTTTTAGAGATAATAGTAATTGGCATTGCATCAACATTAATAGTAAAGGATGGGCTACCAAGATTAGTTGACATGGTAGTCCAAGTAGTAGTTCCACCAGTACCAACAGTTAATGTTAATCCTGAATCAATAGTAGTCCACAGTTTAGGATTAGCGCAATCTGTGTAATCTAACTCAAGTGGAATCTGTTCAGTGAGTGGAAAGAAATACTCTATATTAAGTTGTTGCATCATACTACCTCGATGTTGACTGCCTCAGTGTAAAGTGTTCTCATGTAAGTCTTGATTTGTTCTTTGTCAACATCAGTTTCGATCGAATCGACATAGTGTGAGAGAACAGAGAGTGTATCTTCAAGATTGATTTCTTCGCCAATCTCACCATCTTGAAACTCTGTCATGTCTTCAATAATCTTGATTTCATGACAACCCTTATTATACAACTTCTGAATGAATTTGTCAAATTTATAAAAATCAGTTTTGTTTACAACTACTAACTTTACATACTTTTGTTCAAGTTCGATCACATCCAAGTCGATGGGGTCTTTTCCTTTATCGTCGTATTCGATTCGTTCAAACATTCGATAAGGATTGCAAATGAATTCGAGTTCTCTTGTATCGAGATCAAACAGG